CCTCTACTGCCTCCTCGTCCGTTTTCCAACCCGTAGCCGCGTGCATTGGCTGCTGCGCCTCTGCACTCTGCACCCATGGCGCATAGCTCACGCGCGTCCCCACTATAGCACGATTGTCGCCCTCCAGTCGAGTAGCCCATGAGGGCCCCAACCGTTCGCTGAATGAATCGGTCTGCCGCACGTAGGGCCCCATGCCGCGTCGTTTGGCGAAATAGGCGCGGCGCTGACTCTCGCTCGCCCAGCGAATCGGGTAGACGACCGGTCCGGGGTATTCCGCGATCCTGCCCTTAATTTCCTCTGCAACACCGAGCAGGATCGTTCTGATAATCGGCCGCGCACCCTGCCCCAACTTGCGCTGTAGTTTCTCCAGCCCTTTGACCTCGATATTAGCGTTCATGTGCTCCTCAGCGTCGTCCAGCATCGACAGTTCACGTGACGCGGTGGTGGCCCATCAGTGCCAGGCGATTTCTCCGGCCATAGACTCTCTGGCTGACCATCTAATGGTCCGCAAAGATCGCAAACTTTATCATCCATCGACGTGTGCCATATCTGCTCCATCTGTACACCGCCAGCCGCCAATTGCTGCTGTATGATTTGCGTTCCCTCTGCGAACGCGCGCGTCACCTCTGTCGTCGCAATTCGTTCCGCTCTCACCGCCCCAAACGCTGGCTCCAATTCGCGTCGCAAATCGCCAACGGTCATGCCTGGCGTCTCAATGAATTCGGATATCACACGCTGTAGTAAGTCGCGCGTATGGCGAGTCAGATCCTCAATCAATTCGCCTGCGTGAATCCGTGCCCAGCCAACTGCCTCTGTGGCGATTACCGGCTCATCCCACAGGATCGGCACCGTCGCCGATGTTGTAGCGATTGATTCCTGTGCCATGCGCTCTAGTTGTGGCCGCAGGTCGGCGATCATTCGCCCCTGTGCGCTCGCCCAGAACGCGGCATCCAGTTTGCTCAGGTCGGGCGGGTCACCCAATAGCCGCATCACCTCGTCGAGTTGCTCGCCCAGCCGCGTGCGCAACAATTTGTATAGCCGCCGCTCTGCGCGATCTTTGGCGTCGCCACTCGGATCCCGCGTGCCGTCGATCCCTTCACGGGTAGCAGGGGGGCAAAAACGCGCCCTTCACCTCCTCGTCAGTTGTGGCCATGCTCAGCCGTTCGTGTAGCACCGCCTGGTCTGTGTCGTCTATGATATTAGTGTCAAACTCGACATCAGGCGATTTGCCGTCTTTGAGCGCACGCGACGCTTTTCGCTGCCATCGGCGCAATTCCTCGCGCTGTTCGCGTAGCTGGTCCTGCGGCCGCTGCGCGGTCGGCGCTCGTGCAGTCGTGCCGTCGCCGAGACGCTTTTCCAGATCGTTATAGCTCATATCGCCTGGCAATTCCATCCCCAACATCTGCATGGCCAGGTCGAGTGGCACACCGGAATTCACCATATAAGCGAGGGACTGTGCGCGCTCGGCCTCGTCCTTCTGGAATATGTCCATACTCTGATAGTCCAGGTCGAGGCGCAACCCCTGCGGCTCGAATAATTGCTTCTGCCATGCCTGCTGTATTTTGATCGCCTCTGGCACCACTGTCTCAGTATAAAACGATTGGCGATGTTCTACGGCAGTTGCGTAATTGGCCGCGTCCTCCAGCATCGTCTGAGGCACGCCGGCGGCAACGGCAATCTGCTGGCGTACGATGGCCATGAGCTCGGGCATCGCTAGATCTTTCGTCGGGTATCCCACGACGATCGGCGTGACCGTAGCCCTGACGGCTACGGTTTCAAACGCGCGTTTCACGCCACTAATGAGCCGCCGCCACCATTCCTGCAACCGGTCGAGCTCCTTGTCTGCCGGATTGCCCTCAACGCTGAGCACGGTAGCAGGCATAGCCCCGCGCTCAAAGAATTCGCTGGCGAATTGATTGACGTAGTTGCTCTGATTCGCTTCTGTGAGCACCGTCGACACCCAGCCCTGCCCTGGTCCTACCTCGTGCAATAAGTTGGGCTCCCAGGAGTATAATATCTCGTCAAGCTCTAGTTTTATGGCCTCGGCAACACCAGGTATGTGCCGCTCGAAATGAGTGAGGCCGCGCTCCGCGTTATACTTCGGCTTGATCGTGTTCGGTGCCAGCCAGCGGAATCCTTTTTCCTTGATCCGGTTCCACTCACGTAACCAATACGCCGCGCCGTAGAGTTGCAGCGCCGCCTCAGTCATCCATAGCATATGCGGGAGCAGGTCGGCGAATTCCCAATCCTCGACCACGCTCTCGCCGCGATATATCACCACCGGTATGGTCGCCAACGCATTGCATCGCAATTCAATACACCGACGCACCCAGGCCACCGCACTGTACGCCCCGTGCTCATCCAGTTTGTCGTCAGCCGGGCCGCCGAACATGATGTCCCAATCAAGCGACGACATCGTGATTGCGCCGCTCTTAGTAGCCGGACGTACGTTATAGATAAAATCTTTTGGCATTCATCATCCCCACAATAACAGTGGCCCGCTATCGCCAATCGCCTGCCACGCGAGCGCGAGCGACATCACGCAGTCATCGTGCATTCCCTGCGGCGCATTATACCGCACGCGGCCGGAAGGGAGACGCTCCATCTCGTACGCCTGCAATTCGCCTACCAGCGTCGGATCGTTCAGTATCGTGATGTCCCCCCGCTCAAATGCCAACGCCAGCGATTCGATCATCTCCAATTTGCTCGCCTGCGTCGTCGTGAATCCGCGTACCGGCAGACCATCGCGCTGCAATTGCTCGATGATCGGCTCGCCCATGGCGTTCGTCTCGGCTATGATCGCATCGGGCCGGTACCGCTGCGCCAAGGCCATGAGCCTCTGTCGCTGTACCGCGTAGTCAATCTGGTTGAACCGGTCGAGCGTCACCATGGCATGGCTCTCGGCGTCCATGACCGAAATGACGGTGAAGTCGTTGTGTTTTCCCCAGTCCACGCCCATGACGTATGAGCGCCCATCTTCTGGGCCCTGCTCCTGTGCCGTCGCCGCCGCCATCACGCCGCGAAAAACTGAACCGGCGTCCTCCAGGAATTGTGCCTCGTACTCCTGTGCGAATATGCGTTCGGGCAGATCGTGTTTGGCATCCGCTATCTCGCTCGCGGCAATGTACGGATTCTCGGCTGTCGGGCGCTGCCAGGAGGCCCAATCTGTCTCGTGTTCGTCCTGCCCTCGTTGCCACAAACGCCAGAACCAATTGCGCCCCTTCGGCGTCGAGATGAACATTGCACCGCCCTGCCGATCCGAGAGCGCGGGGCGCAATGCCTCAGCCCACGCCTCCTCGCGCATAAAGGCGCATTCGTCGAGCACGCAGAAATCCAGCCCCTCGCCTCGTAACGACTGGGGATCATCTGCGCTGCGGACCTGGACTGTACCGCCACTAGGCAAGGTTACCAACATTTTCACCTTATGCACTTGAGTGAATGGTATTTGCGCGGCCAATTGCCGAATCCCCCGCCATCCGACGGCTGCCATTTTATATGACGGAGCTGTCCACCAGGCACGACCGCCTCGCGCAGCCACAGCAATACAGAGCGCAGAGCCAAGCAGCGTTTTCCCGAATCGCCGTCCTGCCGCCACGACACGAAATCGCGCCTCGCTATCACGTATCTCCGCCTGTGCCGCGTGCAATGCCGGTAGGCGCAGCTTCATCACCCCAGCCAATCTCTATCTCCATGTCACCGGTTATCTCACGCCTCTCTGGCGCGTCGAGTCCGAGCAATCGCGCCCGTCGCTCCATTATGCGCAGAATGCGGTCCACATATGCTGGCCGGTGACGATATGGCCACAAGTTCTCCAATAGATCATCGAGCCGCTGTACCTCAAGTGTGCGCACCTCCGCCGTCGCCTCAGCCGATTTCTCGTTGAGCCGCCTCAGAGCGCGCATAACAGCATGATAGGCGCCCGACTTGCTAATACCCAATTTGGCTGCAATGGCCCGATATGTGAGCCCTGCCATGCGTAATTCCAGGCAAGCAATCTCGCGCTGCCGACCTCGCAACGTTTGCACGCTCGCCTTACTCTCGCTCATGTCCAGTCCTAGTGTGTCCCATCGGCCCTATCGTCACGCGCAACGGCCCGCCACGCCAACACACAATTTGCAGCGCCTCGGGCAAGTTCGTCTCGTCTATGTCCAACGTCAGCCGCATCCCCTCATCACCGTGAATGCGTATCGCGCTCACGGTGGACGGAATCATCAGTCACGCATTGCCTTTCTTATATGCAAGTTCTTGAATATGCTCGAAATTCGTCCCCAAACCCCTTGACATGCGGCTATATATCTGCTATACTGCCACTAGATGAGACGAGAGAGACGGGAGGACAGAGATGTTGGACACCTGGGAAAGAGCGAAACTAAACGTCGAGCGTAACCGCAAACGGCGCACCGCCCGCCGCGCCGCTCAGAATATGCGCCCAGCCACCCAGCGTCAGCAGGAATATCTGGTCAGCCTCGGCGTGAAACTAGAGCCTGGCATGACCGTCGCCCGCGCATCACAATTGATCGACGCAGCCAAAAACGACTATCTGGGCAGCATCGGCGGCGCCTATTATGACGGGAGCAATTAGGATGATCACCCTCCACGA